CGAGCAATCCTGAGTTAACATTGATTACCGAATCTTCTGCAACTCTTAGACCCATTGCAGTGGTAGCGCCCATGTTACCTCTTTCATTGTAGAGATAATAGGCCTTTTCCTTACCGATGACATCTGCACCGGTCCTTGGGTCCTTCATTTTCTGGATTTCACGGACTTTTCTGACACGCCTTGGATCGAGATATCGTAATTCCTGGATACCTGCTCGCATGTCTTTTTCATCAACCATGACATTGAAGAAAATCCTGCCATCAACATACCATCGTAGGAACAACTCACGTCCGTTGTTCGCAAAATCCAATAGCTGTAGAATGGTCTGGAATTCTTCTTCGATTTTTTTCTTGATTGTATCTTTAAGTTCTAGGTTGTCTAGATTGATAGTGACAGGAACACCACTATCGACTGTAGTAATCGCTTCATCCGCAATATCGCCGATAGCAGTTTCTAATTCAGCCTGCATCGCCATTTCACGATAACGGGTAATTAGTTCTACTTCGTTTCGGATTGCGCCGTCAAGATCGACATAGGTACCATAATGACCACCCGTCTGTACTAGAAGGGCGCCATCATCGTTTGGAGGAAGAGCAAAAGTCTGATTAATTCGCTCAGCCTTTTCCTCTTCCTTCTTGCCTTTGGAGATATTAAATCCCCACAAATTGAAATTCATTATATAACCTTTCTAAAGGGGAATTATAGAATACCGATAGATGCTAGACCTGCTGCCTGTTCATCCGTAGTATTCGATAACCATGTCTGGAACTGCAATGTAACAGTGAATTCTTCCACTGCATCATTTGCAGACCAATCCATTTCGATAGGTGAGATATCGACTGGGAATGCACCGATCATGGTGTACGCCTTGATTCTTTCACCTGTCTTGCCGAACTGATAGATAGTTGCGTCTCTCATATAGGATGTTGGAGAAAGGAATGAAGGAATTCTTAGATTACCTGCATTCTGATTGATACCATTCATCCATCTTTCAAAGGCATTCTTTACCTTGAAATCTTCGTCATTGATGATAGTCAAGGTCCATTCTGGGAATGTCTTGTTACCAGCAACTTTAACTTCTCTACCGAAATAAGGTAGGGACACAAATCCAGAAGACTGTCCTGGAAGCTGTGCTGCCCTACACATATAGGTAAGTTTTCTATCGGCTCCCGCCCCATTTGCTTCTACTGGAAAAGCCATGGTGACTTCAAAGAGATTAGGTCTTGCGCCGTCTCTTGATAATTCAGCTAGGAAATCTGTAACTCTAAATGCCATTATAGTTTACTCCTTTGGTATTATATTTATACCAGATACTTAGAATTGTCCAACAACTTCACTGAATTGCACGCCTGTTCTAACAGCCACGAAGTTCAATAGGATGTAGTTAATTGACCTTGCTGGCTTTACATAGATATCACCAATGAATTCGTTTCTATCGATGACTTCGCCGGTGTTGTTTGTTTCGTCGCAAACAACTCGGTAGTCATAGATACCTCTTCTTCCCTTTACGTCACGTAGGAAAGGCTCCACTAGGGATACGAATTGTGCCCTTGTGAATTGGTCGTTGAATTCGAATAGTGTGTACTTTGCTGCGGTAGCAATAGACCAATGAACAATCTTCGGACATTAATTCTGTCGAATGCGGATGGTCTAGATAGAAGAGTCTTGTCACCCCATAGGACTGTTCCTTCTGCTGGGAAGGATACTACGGAGTTAACACCGATCTTGTATAGGTCGTCTCTTGCTGCCTTTGATGGCTGCCATGCAAGTTTAACAACATTCTTGATCTGGCCTCTGATCATACCAGCAGGTGACCACCATGCATCTCTCTGGACGTCTGTTCTAGCACATAGACCAGCGATATCACCATTCAATGGTACCCATCTGTAGACATTGTTATACTTGTCGAAGATATACTTCCAACCATCATCCATTACAGCGTAAGAGGAAGATGGAAGCAAGTTTCTGAATACAGTAATGTTGTCCACTTCCTGACCGACTTGATCTACAACGTCTGTCATTCTTGGAGAAACGAATACAACTGCATCCCTTCTGATTTCGGCAATGCTCTGGATTAGATAGGTCGCAAGAGTTGCGTTAGCATCACCTGCTAGGATCAATGACACGTCAACTTCTTCAGAGTTGGAGAATAGGTCGTAACCCGCTTCTAGATTACCTGTGTTAGGTGCATCAGTGATACCACCTGATAGGCTCTGGTAAGAGTTGGTTCCAACATTTGTGAATGTGGTACCAACAGCGGTTGAACCCCAATTTGTACCAGCAGTTCTGTGATCCATCCACCATACGTATTGTGACTTCTGGGAGACTACATCACGGTAGTAGTTTACTGAACCATCGACGTTTCTTGCGTCAAAGGCCTTGGATGCGAACTGGAATACTTCAAGAATTGTATTTGCACCACCTACGGTTGCGGATGTTCCCATCTGTACGGAGAATTGACCGTCTTCGTCAATAACCACGACGTGGATTTCATCACCTGAACCACCCACGGAAGATGCGAAGTCGGATGTTCCTGGAGGTCCATCAACATAGTCAGCATATTTCCAACGCTTTGTGACTGTGTTTGCCACAGCATTAGCGGAGAATGTTGCTGCAACCTGAGCAATAAGACCGTTAGCGGATAGGGAAAGAATTTCGGTATAGTCACTTCCACCGATAGATAGCATATCACCCTGGACCACACCGTTTGCAATTACGTTAGAAGTAAAGGAAACGATTGAAGAACCGTTGGTTGCGTTTGCTGTGGTGGAAAATGCGGAAGTCAAGTTCTGCTGGTATGCATTTGCAGAAGGGCAAGTAGCGACCTTCAGAGAGTTACCTAGAGAACCAGGATACTTACCAGCCCACTCACCAGTTGTTCCCTGTCCTGAGGAATATGTGTTCTGCCATACGAATTCATTCTTGATCAATACACCAGTACCGTCAACGGTAGAGTTCTTCGCAGAAGGACCTACGGAACGTACCAACTTTAGGTTATTGGTATATGCAAGGAAGTTTGCGGCAGTGAAGAAGGATACGAATGTGTTAGAATCAGGTCGGCCGACTCTCTTTACTAGGTTGATTTCTGAATCAACTAGCATTCTCTGGTCTACAGGACCCCATTGGAAATTACCCACAAATGCACCTACCGTAGTAGAAGCGGCAGGAACGACAGTAGTAAGGTCAATTTCTCGAAATTCAACTACTGGAGACATGGAAAAACTAGCCATTATTGTATTCTCCTTTGGACTATGATTATTCTATAAAAAAGGTTTTTTTCCTTCGCTATATTTATGATTCCATGTATTTAATCTATTTTCCGCCTAAGATTGTCTAACCAATCATATGATACAAAAGGGTCTATTTTCTCTCGGCTTCGCTTATAGGTCTCCATGTTGCTTTCCTTGTATCTTCCGTCTTCATGGATATTCTCAGAAGATGAATGTTTTGGATATTTACCAAATCTCTCACGCATGAACTTGTTTTCGGCTTCCCATAATTCTGGGTCTTCGTCCCATTTCATGCCGTCACCGATAAATCCAAAAGGTAGAACATCATCCTCAATAAGGTTCATATTCTGTCTCTGGAGTTCTTTTCTCACGTCCGACTTGATCGTATCCTTGAAGTATCTCTGGTACATTAACCATCCGAATTGCACCAGACACATAGCCAAGTCGTCATGATTTCCTTCATCGGCCGCAAAGGATTCCTTAATGGCCACGAAATTACTCAATTCTTCGATAGTATCGGCATCCACAATGATCAATTTATCCTGCTCTATCAATGTCTTAAGGTTGGCACAGCCGATTTTCTTAGTCGATACAGAGGTTTTTATACCAAATTGTATCTTCTTGACGTGACCGGCAGATATCATCTGTCCTTGCTTACCTTTAATATGAATCTTGATCAGATTTTCATATTCCAGGTCAAAATGGAGAGTATCTACTATTTGTTGACCGGCATCGTTAATTTCTACTAGAATATGGGCATTATTATAGAATGTTGCCATATTGAAGATCACTGTAGGAAACAAGAACAGAGGCACTTCATTACTTCTATATTTTGCTACCTGTACATAAGGTATTTGTGACACGTCAATCACGACAAAGGCGGAATAATCAAGTCCCTGTCCTCTGGAAACATCGACCACAATAACATACATTTTACCGTCATTAACCTTATGACCTAGTTCATTGTATTCTGGACCTACTGGTTCTTCATAGATATCCATGCAATTATCGATAGTTCTCTTTGGTCGCTTCATTGCAAGACTTCGAAGCTTTGAGGCAGAAATCAATGTATTAGAAGAACCAAGGAAGTCGCATTCGAATTCCTGCTGGAATTGACGATCACTGGTATTTCTGATTGTCATTTCTTTCCAGGCTTCGTCTCGACCCGGGACCTTCGACCAATGCACTTCATAAGGTACATAGTTGCTAAGACCGTTTATTGCCTTAGTCCATGCCTTATAGAAGTGGTTCATACCCTGAGGAGTGGATCC